TTCTTCACCTTATGACGCTGGACTCTTCTATTGTCCTTATGTTCCTCTCCAAATGGTTCGTGCCGTTGGTGAGAACAGCTTCCAGCCTAAGATCGGCTTCAAGACCCGTTACGGAATGGTTGCAAACCCATTCGCTGAGGGCACCAGCCAAGGTCTTGGAAGACTCGTTACTAACACCAACCGCTACTATCGTCGCGTGGCGGTCAAAAATCTCATGTAAATCTCATATGAGATTATCTGGAGGACCTCAAAAAGGTCCTCTTTTTTATAAATAATACAGTTAAGAATTTTGGTGATATGTTTTATATTTACAAATCAACTAATAAAATTAATAATAAATTTTATATTGGAAGATGTAAAGGTCCTATTGAGAACAGAGAATATAAACACTGGTGGTATGCGACTAATAAAAATACCAATTCACCATTTCCAAATGCTCTACGAAAATATGGAAGAAATAATTTTATTTGGGAAATTGTAGAGGAAACAAATGAAAATAATAGTGCAGAAAGAGAAATTTATTGGATAGATAAATTAAAACCACAGTATAATGCCACTTTAGGTGGAGATGGTGGAACACTTGGAAAAAGATGTCCAGAGCACGTTAAGGAAGCAACAAGACAATCAAGAATAATATCCGTTAAAGATAGAAAAACTGGTAAAATTTATAAATCAATGAAAGAAGCTAAGATAGACACTGGAGTTTTAGAGAGTAGTATAAGTAGATCTTTAAAATATAATGGTCCTGGCAGTAGATGGGAAAGAGTTATCTAAATACTTAAAAAAATCATGACTGCAGGGCAAATAGATAATAGAAACTTTTTATCTCCAACAGGATTTAAGTTTACTCTAACGAGAACTCCAAAAGTTGCTTTTTTCTGCAATCAAGCAAATATTCCTGATTTAAATCTTGGAGTTGCTATTCAACCTACATATACAAAAATGTTACCAACTCCAGGTGACATTATCGAATTTGGTGATTTAAGTTTAAGATTTTTAGTTGATGAAAATCTTGAAAATTATATGGAAATACAAAACTGGATAAGGGGTTTAGGATTTCCAGAAAGAATAAGTCAATTTAAAGAATTAGAAGAAACAGGAACAGTTCGTGGTAGTTACACACAAGATAGGCAAAATATATACTCGGATGGAACACTTCAAATATTAACAAGTAGCCAAATACCAAACTTTCAAATTTCATTTAAAGACTTATTTCCATATTCGTTATCAACAATGACTTTTGACGCAACTAATACAGATATTCAATACTTTACGGCAGACGTAAGTTTCAAGTATACTATCTACAATATCGTTGACATGCAAGGTAATCCTTTATATGAGTATTGATTTAGAAACCATTCAAAAGATGTGGGAGGAAGATTCAAAAATAGATATTGATAATCTACATGTAGAATCTTTAAATATTCCAATTTTACATTCAAAATATTTTGATTTATACAATACAATTAATTTGCTAAGAAAGAAAGCAGAGCAGCAAAAGAAAAGGATAAGACACGAAAGATACGAATACTTTACAGGAAAAGCAGATCCCGACGTTTACCTAGAAAATCCTTTTCCTAAAAAGATTCGCGATAAAGAAACTCTTCAAGGATACTTGGATTCTGATGAAAAGTTATCTCAAGTAGTTTTAAAAATAGAATACTATGAAACTATGTTGAGTTATATTGATAGCATTCTTAAGATGATTTCAAATCGAACTTATCAAATTAAAAACTCCATAGATTTTCTACGTTTTCAGTCTGGTCTAGGGTAAATAAATATTCATAGCAATTATGATGCTATGAGTGACGTAATAATTGAAAAGAAGAATGAGGTTTACATTAAACTACATTGTGAACCTCACATTTTATATGAACTTCAACCATACTTTACGTTTGAGGTTGAATCTGCAAAATTTATGTCTCAGTACAGAAGCAGACACTGGGACGGCAAGATTCGACTATTAAGTTCTCATACTGGAGAAATTTATACTGGTTTGTTGGATAAGGTTATCGACAAACTAAAACTTCATAATTATACGTATGAGTTTAAAGAAAATAAATTTTATGGTTTACCTTTTGAAATAAATGAAACCATATCCTTCGAAGGCGTGAAGGATTATATGTCGTCTATTTGTACTCATTCTCCACGTCAGTATCAAATAGAGGGAGTATACGATGCTCTACGACATAACCGAAAATTACTGATATCACCCACAGCCTCAGGAAAATCCTTGATGATTTATTCCCTTGTAAGGTATTATGTAGATAAAGGACAAAAAATTCTTCTAGTTGTTCCAACGACATCTTTGGTAGAGCAGATGTACAAGGATTTTGAAGATTATGGTTGGAATGCAGATTCATACTGTCACAGGATTTATTCTGGTAGAGAGAAGACAAATGAACATCCAGTCACGATTACAACATGGCAATCTGTTTATAAATTAGAACGTTCATTCTTTGAAGACTATGGAGTAGTTATAGGAGATGAAGCACACTTGTTTAAGAGCAAGTCACTCATTGATATTATGTCTAAACTTCATCATGCAAAATATCGCTTTGGATTTACTGGAACTTTAGACGGAACTCAAACTCATAAATGGGTTCTAGAAGGACTGTTTGGACCTTCTTATAAGGTTACTCGAACTTATGAGTTGATGGAGCAAGGACATATTTCACAGTTGGATATTCAATGTCTTGTTCTCAAGCATCCTCCACAAAAGTTTGAAACTTATGAAGATGAGATTCAGTATTTGATATCTCAAGAACAACGAAATAAATTCATTACAAATCTTTCTCTTGATTTAAAAGGAAACACTCTTGTTTTATTTTCAAGAGTTGAAGCACATGGAGCAGTACTATACGAAAAGATAAATAATACTAAGCGAGGTGACCGTAAAGTATTTTTTATTCATGGTGGAGTTGATACTGAAGAAAGAGAATTAGTTAGAGAAATAACTGAGAGGGAAAATAACGCAATTATTGTTGCTTCCTATGGAACTTTTTCTACTGGTATCAATATTAAAAATCTCCATAACGTTATCTTCGCTTCACCAAGCAAATCACGTATCAGAAATCTTCAATCTATTGGACGAGTTCTTAGAAAAGGAAAAAACAAAGTAAAAGCAGTTCTTTATGATATTGCTGATGACTGTACTCATAACTCTAGAAAAAATTATACTCTAAACCACCTCATAGAGAGAATTAAAATTTATAACGAAGAAAACTTTAACTATGAAATAATCACAATACAACTTAAGAAAAATGGGAATTGAAGAAGATTTTTACTGTACACTCAAATTAAAAACAGGCGAAGAGATCTTTGCTAAAGTTGCTGCCTCTGAAGAAGAAGATAGAACCATTTTGATTGTTTCTAATCCAATCACTGTTAATGAAATTAAAAGCAGAACAGGTATTGCTGGATACAAAATAGAACCTTGGTTAAAAACAACCAAAGAAGATATGTTTATTATTAACCTTGAAGACGTTTTAACCCTTTCTGAATCTTCTGATATTGAAATGATTATGATGTATCAGTCTTATGTGAGACAATCTAGTAAGGAAAAGAATAACGAACCAAAGTTGAATCGTAGAATGGGATATCTTGCTAACGTCAATGATGCTAAAGAGCTCTTAGAGAAGCTTTATAAAAATAGCTAAAGTTAATCTTATCAACCTCGACAAAGGTAATTGTATCAACTTTCTAATACCTTGTCAAGTATTTACATAAGTGGTATAATCTATACATAATAATGATAAAAACTTATGATAACCACAGCAGTTATGACCAAGAGAAAAAGGTCAGAGCATTACGTCAACAACAAAGAGTTTCTTGCCGCTATCATCAAGTATCGTGAGGATGTTGAGATAACCTTTATTAAAAAGTTCGGTAGAGAATTAACGAAAGAAGATCGTGCAAAGACCTGGGACACCAAACCTCCTATTCCTCGCTACATTGGAGAGTGTTTCTTGAAGATTGCAAATCACCTATCATTTAAACCAAACTTTGTCAACTATATGTTCAAGGAAGACATGATTTCTGACGGTATTGAAAACTGTGTTCAATACATTCATAACTTTAATCCAGAGAAGTCACAAAATCCTTTTGCATACTTTACTCAAATCATTCACTACGCTTTCCTTCGTCGTATTCAAAGAGAGAAGCGTCAACTAGAAATCAAAAACAAAATTCTTGAAAGGTCTGGATTCTCTGAAGTATTTACAGACGACAACACTATTGACGGTGGAAACTATTCAGACTATAATAGTATCAAGGACGGTGTACACTCTAAACTTCGTTATTGAATGAAAGTTGCTATTATCACAGATACCCACTATGGTGCAAGAAAGGGTTCAAAACTTTTCCATGATTATTTTGAACTTTTCTACAAGAATGTATTTTTCCCTACACTCGAAGAGCAAGGGATTACTACAGTCATTCATATGGGTGATGCTTTCGATAGTCGCAAATCAATTGATTACCAAAGTTTAGAGTGGGCAAAAAGAGTCGTATTTGAACCACTTAAAAACTATAAGGTTCACATGGTTGTTGGTAATCATGACAGTTACTATAAGAATACTAACAATACAAACTCTCCTCAACTTCTGTTAAAGGATTATCCAAACATTCAAACGTATTCTTCTCCAACAGAAATTAAAGTTGGAAACCTTGACGTTCTTCTTCTTCCTTGGATTTGTATGGAAAATGAAGAACAGTCACTTAACATGATTAAAAAAACCAAAGCAAAAGTTGCCATGGGTCATCTTGAACTTCAAGGTTTTAGTCCTCACAGAGGATTTATTATGGATCATGGTTTGGAGAGTAAAGTATTTGATAAATTCAAAAAAGTTTTTTCTGGACATTATCACACACGATCCAATAATGGAACAGTATTCTACATTGGAAATCCATATGAGATTTATTGGACTGATGTAAATGATACTCGTGGTTTCACTATCTTTGATACTGAAACTTTAGAACATACTCCAGTCAATAATCCTTATAAGATGTTCCATAACATTTACTATGAGGATACAAACTATCAAACATTTGATACTCGTGAGTATGAAAATAAGATTGTAAAAGTTGTTGTTCGCAAGAAGTCAGACACTAAAAAGTTTGAAAAGTTTATTGATAAACTTCATGCCTCAAATATTGCAGAGTTGAAAATTATTGAAAACTTTGAAATTCAAGAATCTCAAGACTTTGAAGCATTTGAAAGTGAAGACACCATTTCTATCTTGAATAGATATATTGAGGAGGCAGAAATTAGTCTTGATAAATCTATCATTCAAAAAATGATGCAAGAAATTTATCAAGAGGCATGTGAATTAGTTTAAATGTTTATTTTAACAATCAATGGTAGAGAAACCGAAGGAGCATATTCAGTAATTGATGATGAAGGAGAGCATATTTTATATCTCTTTCAGGAAGAGGATGATGCTGTTAGGTATGCTATGATGTTAGAAGATGATGGATATCCAGAGATGCATGTTATTGAAATTGAAGATAAAGTGATGGTAAAAACTTGCGAAATGCATGGATACCAATATACTGTTATTACTCCTGATGATATTGTAATTCCTCCAAACACTGAACATGATTTTATTTAAGACTATTCGTTGGAAAAACTTTCTAAGTACAGGAACACAGTACACTGAAGTTGATTTCACAAAAAATAAAACCAATCTTATTGTAGGTACAAATGGAGCAGGAAAGAGCACTGTTCTAGATGCACTTACATTTGCTTTGTTTGGAAAGCCATTTCGTAAGATTAATAAACCACAATTAGTCAACTCTGTAAATGAAAAGGATTGTAGAGTTGAAGTAGAATTTTCGATTGGAAATACTGAGTGGAAAGTTGTAAGAGGAATTAAACCAGCACTCTTTGAGATTTGGAGAAACGATAGTGCTTTAGACCAATCCTCTGCTGCTCTGGACCAACAGAAATGGTTGGAACAGAATGTTCTTAAAATGAACTATAAGTCTTTTACTCAGATTGTAATTCTGGGTTCTAGCACTTTTGTTCCTTTTATGCAACTTTCTGCTGCTCACCGTAGAGAAGTGATTGAGGACCTTCTTGATATTAAGATTTTCTCTTCAATGAATATGGTAATCAAAGAGAAGATTCGTCAGACAAAAGAAGAAATCAAAGTTTATGAGTTGAAGAAAGAATCTCTTCTTGATAAAGTTAAAATGCAACAAGAGTTCATTGAAGAACTTGAGAATCGTGGAAAAGAAAGTATTGATAGCAATAATCGGAAAATTTCCGATTTAGATAAAGAAATCCAACAACACATGGACGAGAATGGTACTTTAGAAGAACCTCTTTATGAGTATATTAGAGAGCAAGATAAACTAGTTGGATATGCAGATAAACTACGCAAACTTGGAAACCTAAAAGGTAAGATTTCTCAAAAAGTATCTACCATTACTAAAGAGCATAAGTTCTTTACAGAGAATACGGTTTGTCCTACCTGCACACAGGCAATTGATGAGTCCTTCAGAATAAATAGAATTAACGACGCTCAAAATAAAGCAAA